AAACCAAGAAGAAAGTCGATGAGATAGAACAGTGTTTCACGTTGAACATTGTGAAGCGGCTCATGGACCCGAACATGGGTATGTCGCCGAGCGGCACGACAAACAAAAGGGGCCGCACCGTAAGGATGGAGTTTGACGACGTGGGCCTTCGTTGCGACATGGCCGACGACAATCAGGACACGGCCCGGACAAGAGTGAAGGAGTTGCTCAAACCTGACCCGCGCACCAAGGAGCCCAGGTTTCACGTGTTTACCTCATGCGCTCCCCTGCCCGGGGAAAAATGGACCGGGACCGATTACAATATGAGGCATTGGAGCTGGGGCGAGTGGGCGTCACGTAGCGCGGCGCAGCGCGACCAAAAGGCCGTGCCGCAAGAAAAATATAGTGACTTTATCGCCAATCTTCACTATGTTGTGAACAGCAACCCCACTTTTGCCGGCTTGTCATTGGGAGCGAGACCGAGTAGAAGGAAGGGAAGAAAAGGGCCTTATTAGGATGAAAAAGATCGATTGTTCTGAACCTCAGTCCGAATTATCGGCTACTCTGGATTTCCATCAATTCCTGATAGACAGCATTATGAACGCCATGATTGACAATGCGTTGTTGGCGTCGTCACTGCCGCCATTCGATCCGAGGCAGGAAAAAACGCATGTCCGAACTTGACGCCAAACTTTTCTGCCCTACCTGCAACGGCTATCCCTACTACGTCTATCGTGACCCGATTCCCGGCACTTGTGCTTTTAGCCACCGACTTGAGGCGCACGACGGAGCTCCGGAGCCACCGACAAGTGGGACGCCGAAATGTCCCCGGTGCCAAGGGGAGTTGGTGAGAGAATGAACGACTTGAACTGGCTACTTGACGAGCATTGCACTGTCACGCGCTGGAGCGACTCTGATGGGGAATATGTAGCGACTTTCACCGAACCAGAACTACTAGGATTGAGTGGTCTGGGGCCAACGAGCCATGACTCTATTTGTGAGTTGCGTTCGGCCTACAAGGTTTGGCTGATGTCGCTTATAACATTGAAGGACGATAATGGCTGACGAAAATCTTCCCCCCGGCAACGAACCGCGGATTCCTGAAGCCGAAAAGCAGCCGGTAAGGCGAAAACCGCGGCGCCGGTCGCTTGATCTCGCTAAGGAAACCCTCGCCGACATCATCACTAAAGACTACGAAAGTGATTCGAATGATCGCAACGACCTCATTCGTTCCCGCATGGAGCGGTACGCGAAACTCATGGGATGGCTGCCCGACAAGGATTGGCCTTGGAGCGACTGTTCCAATATGTGGGTCCCGCTCATGCTATGGTCCATGCTGCGCATGGAGGCAACACTCGAGAACGCCGTCAAGTCTGTCAGGCCGCTGATGAAGAGCAAGGCGTGGCGCCGCGGCGACATGCAGAAAGAGGACCGGTTAGACAAACTCCTTGACTACCAGGTCTTCGTGGAGAATAAAGGCGAGGCGAAAATAGACGGCTTCATTTCCAACTTCGTGCAGGATGAGGCGGTATTCGCTTTTGTCCACTGGGTCAAACAACAAGAGGCAATTTACGACGTTCGCGTCAAACCCGGTCTCAATTTGACATCCGATCACATCCCGCAAATCTTAAAGATGATCCCCGAGTTTTTCCCCGAGAATTCCATTATTCCCGGCTATCCCGTGATGAAGGATAACGATGGTTGGGTTTGGGAAGTGCAGTATTTGGACATGGAAGGCGAGACCATTCCGGCGCGCATCGAGTTCGGTGAGCGCGACGATGGCAAACTCGAAGTTCATATTGCTTGGCGCGGGATCACGCATAATGGACCCATCTTTGATGTCATGGACTTCGAAGATCTGCTCTTCCCTACTCGTGCGGGCAATTTGCAGCCGCCTACGGCTTTCAATGTCTACGGCGCCGAGCATGTGATTCAGATCGGCAAGGGAACGGTCGATACGATTCAGCGGCTGGTTGATGATAAGTTCTATGATCTCGTGGATGAAGACGACATGCAGGCGATCAAGAACGTCGGCAATGCCGTGGCTAAGGGCGATCCGGAAGAACAACCCAAGGAACAGAAAGACAAACTCAGCGGCCAGGTCGTAACCAAGGACTCCGGCGGCACGGAGCGAAAGATTTTACGCTGGTTTGGCGCCTATGACATCGACGGCGACGGCTTGAATGAGGAAATCATCGTCCGCATGGAGAAGGACAGCAAAAAAATCCTCAAGGTGACGCCTTTGACCGAGGAATACCCGGGCGTCCCGCTCATGCGCCCGTTTGCCAATACGTCTTTCTACCCGATTACAAACCGTGTTTTAGGTATGTCGTTCTTGCAAGCTCTGGAGCCGATCCAGGATGCCATGAAAACGCTCATGGATCAGCATATCGACTGGGGTTCGATCACTAACGCACCGTTTTTCACCTATCGGGCATCTTCCGGCATGAAACCAGAGCCAATCTATGTTGAACCCGGCATGGGATACCCGCTTGACAATCCACAGACCGACATTTTTTTTCCACAGTGGCCTACCAAGGACAGTTCTTACAATCTCAATACCATGATGGTCCTCCAGCAGTTTGCGGAGAGGATCGCCATGGAGTCGGACGCCAGTTACGGGCGCGTGCCGGCGGGCAAGGCAAGCGCGCTCAGAACCCTGGGGACGACCCTTTCCCTTCTCTCCCAGGGCGACAAGCGCAGCGAACAGGTTCTGCGCCGGCTATTCTACGGTTTCAGCCAGCTTTATACCCTGATCCATCGCCTCAATCGGCGATATCTGCCAGATAGCAAGGAATTCAGGGTCATTGGCGAGGTCGAGGCGGGTCAGGACGCCTACGCGAACGTCAAAAACGACGAGGTTGACTTTGACGCCGACTTTGAGTTCAAGGCCACGTTGCTCAACGCTAATAAGCAAGCCGTGGCCGAAGCATTGCAGCAAATCGCCGCCGTTCTAGTCTCGCCGATTGCCATTCAGTTGGGAATCGTTACGCCGGAAAAAGTCTCTAACCTCTTCCGTGACATGATTAAAGCCGTCGATCAGGACCCGGAACGCTATACCGTGAGACCGCCGAACGACGACCAGCCGAAACTTACCGCCGAGGATGCCATCACGACCATAATGCAAGGTCAGATGCCGCAGGGCGTGCCCCTTGAGGCTCCGATGGAGCACTATCAGAAGGTAATGGTCTTTGCGCAGACCGACGCAGGTAAACACTTGAGCACGATTCAGTTAGGACTCTTACAGGCCTGGATCCAGACCGTCCAACGCGCCGCCATGCAGGACATGCAAAAACAGATGATGATGCAAGCGGCGGCCGCGAGCCAGCAGCAGATTGGCGGCGGACAACCAGCAGGCCCGGGCGGCGCACCGACGACGTTCCCGGCTCCCGGTGGCGTGGGCGCGAACGCTCCCGTCGAGGCGAATCAGCCTATGGCGGGCGCGGGACAGGGCACTGGCGGTAATGGGGGGATGATGCAATGAACTTTGATCGAGCCGAAGTCGTAAACGCAGTCATTGAACCCGCTCGGCAACAAAATCGCGCTCAGCAAGCGCAACTGCGGATCATGGAAAAACGACAGGCGGAAGCTATGTCGGAACTCGTGAGCGATCCCAGATGGGCAAATTTCCAGAGCCACATAGAGGCAGTGTTGAAATTTCATCAGGGAAAGGTGGAGGCGTTGGAGGCGATATTGACCCGGACGTTGACACTGAGCGACGCGGAAAAACTGGAACTGTCCAAACATCGCGGTTGGGCAGAGGCGATGGCGTTCACGACGAGATTTGTCTTCGAGTTGATCGAGAAGGGTAACGCGACGGTGGTGCCGGAAGATGGCAAATAGACTATTCATGCTCTGGCAACGTGCGGATGGGGAAATCGAAATCTCGTCTTCCGATGAGTACCATTCGCTTGAATGGTGGGAGCATTATGCCCGCCATGCCTTCGATGGGGTGTCGGCTGAACAGCACCCGACATATGTTGCCATTGTTGAGGAAAAGATTTCCGTTGACAAACAGAACGGCGTTTCATAACATCGGCGCATAAGGAGCCCACCATGGCAGCAAAATCAGGTCGCACGGGCCTACCGGGAAACCAAACAGGATCTAAGTCGATTCACATAACCACATCCAAACCTTCCCTTCTGCAACCCGGTGCATCAAGCGGCCGCAGCTCGAGTCGGATCAGTACGGCCAATGTGCCAAGTTGGCAGAAGGGGAAGTTTCAGAATAAGGCAAGTGAAATGAAAGGCCGGTAGGTGGAACTCGCTGAAGTCCTGACGGACATCGAACCAATTGTCAAGGCGGTAGACGGTAAAGTGAAGACGGAACGTTGGACCTATGAGGGGAAACGGTTTCGTAAGATTATTCTGATTTGGATCGTCAAGCAAGACGACGACGGTTAA